CTGGCACTGGCACTGGCACTGGCACTGGCACTGGCACTGGCACTGGCACTGGCACTGGCACTGGCACAGGAGAAGGAACAGATACTGATCTTTTTGGTCCAGACATTGACACCGATGGTACAAAACCAACAACGCCAAGAGTACCAACAACACCAACAACGCCAAGAGTACCAACAACACCAACAACGCCAAAGATACCAACAGTACCAAAGATTTTAGCAAATAGACAAGTTGCTGCTGAAGATGAACAATATATTAAAAACTTAATAGCGGGATTGACTGGAAAAATGGATTACACATTATCGGGTTTACCAACTGCCAAATCACAAATGAGTGAAATACCTAAGTTTGCTACGGGCAGTTCTACAACGCAAACCCCTACACAAACCGAAACCGTTTACAATCCTTTTTCAGCAGATATTAGTGGCATTAAGTCATCGTTAACTCCCAATCTTACCAGAGCACGATTGGATTATATCTTGACTGGTTTGCCTGGTAATCTTATTGGTAAGGCAGAAGGTGGTTCAATTCAAGAACACAATCCAAAGTTTTTTTCAGAAGGTGGTTTGGGTAGTATTGAGAACCGTTATGTAACTGGCGATGGAGACGGAACTAGCGATAGCATTCCTGCTATGTTGGCAAACGGCGAATTCGTGATTCCCGCAGATGTAGTATCATCCATAGGCAATGGTAGTAACGATGCTGGTGCTGAAATTTTAGATGAATTCTTAAGAACAATTCGTGAACACAAACGGGCTGCGGATGCAAGGAGTTTGCCTCCAGATAGCAAAGGTCCTTTGGGATATTTATTAGAAGCAAAACGCAAAGTAGAGGCATAACATGGCAGGCTTAAACAATATCATTTCAAATACCGCTCAACAACAAACCACCCTTCCGGCGTGGTTTGACACAGCGCAACAAAATGTCGTGTCGGGTGCTCAACAAGCATATGGGCAAGCTCCGACACCGCAACAAACCGTTGCTCAAGGCGCAATTAACCGATTGTCTGGCCCCACCAATCCATTTACTGAAGCCGCTGGCACTTTGCAAAACATTGCCACGGGTGCTGCCAATCCATGGATTACCAGCCCAACAGGGCAAGTAACTCCCAATACACAGACGGCATTGGGTGGATTGTTTCAAGCACAAAACCAACAACTACAACAATTAATGCCCAATGTGACTGCTCCGGTTACGGGGGCATCAATTGGTGCTGGACAGTTTGGTAGTTTGCGTGGACAAACCGCAGTCAATAAAGCCATGGCGGATGCTCAAGCAATATTAAATGCTCAACAAATGCAAGCGGCATTACAAAACCAGCAAACGGGCGTGCAAGCGGGATTAGGTGCTGGTAACTTAACACAACAAGATATCAACAATCTATTAACCGTTGGTCAATACCAACAAGCTGCACCGTTTACCAATGTGTCTAACCTTGGTAAAGTCATTGGTGGTATTCAAGCACCTACTTCTGTGTACAACCAAACTCAATTATCACCACTAAATCAAATTGCTGGTTTAATGACCGTGCTTGGTGGTACTAGTGGTACTGGCGGTCTATTAGGTCAATTGGGTGTGACTGGTGGTTTACAAGGATTAATTAAAGGCGTTGGTGATTTATTTAAAATCAATCCAAGTGGTACTGCTGGCGGTGATGCGGAAGCTCAAGAAGGCGGTTTCTATGGTGGTATCAACCCACCCAATCCGTTTGCAGATTTATCTGATCAACAAATTCAAGAATTAATTGATGCGGGAGTTACTCCTGGTACATATGTTGCCCCCAACTTCGAAGAGTAAAATATGGCAGATAAAGAACAACCACAACAACCATTAGATGCAGCAGATCAATCCGTTCGCATGGGAACGGCGGCTAAACCCATTATTGCCAACGAAAGCGTATTGGCGCAAATGGAAAAGTTGTATAGAGATAAGCTGGCAAGAAGTAGTGGTTTCTTACAAGACTTAGCCGATGCCTCTGCATGGTGGTCGGGTGGTGTGGAAGGCCCAACTCGTGGTCTTGCCCTTCGTGCCCAGACTCGTGCCGCTCAAGAAAAAGAGTTAGAAGAATTGGCTCGTAACATTGCAACCACCAAAGTTGGTATGGCTCAGTTGCAAGAGGCTGGTGGTGCGTTGCAACCGACAGGCACATCTGCTCCCGTAATGGGTGGTGCTCCAACAACCACTGGTGGTGGTGGTGCAACAATGCCGGCTGGTTGGGGAACCTACCGTGGCGTACCAGTACCTCCAGAGGTATTCCAAAGCATTAATGCCTACATTCGTTTAGGCGATATTACTAAAGCAAATGCTGTGTTTGCTGAGTATGCTAAGACTCGTGGTCAGTTCTTGAATCAACCAGGCACATTTAAGCAAGAAGATTATTGGGATCCTAATTTAGGAAGAACCATTCCAAAATCAGCATACGATGTCCAACAAGAAACTTTATTTGGTCGTCCATCAGCACCTACTCCTACAGCACCAGCGCCAGTTACAGCACCAAAAGCACCCGTTTCAACGGCACCAACACCAACCGTATCACCTACTCCAACGGCAGCTCGTGATGTGTATCGATTTGAAAATATGCCTCCAGAGTTAAAGCAAGCAATTCGTGATACTGAACAAAGGATGGGTCTAAGAGGTGCAGTACTTGATCGTCCTGATGCTCCAGAAATCTTTAACAATTTGCCGTTAGAACGCCGCAAAGAAATTTTTGAATCTCGCAATGTAACTCCAGTTAATGTTCCAACACAAGCTCCCGCTCCTGCTCCCACTGAGGCTGGTGCTCCAACAGCACCTCGTCGTTTTGCTACTCGAACTGAAGAGCAAGCGTTTAAAAAAGGTCAAGAGGAATATGTCACAGGACAAGCCTCTAAGGCTGGTCAAAAAGTTGGTGAAAACCGTGGCGTGTTTGAAACGGCTGCTAGTGAGGCAAAACAGAATTTACAAACCGCTAATGTGATGTTAAACATTATTGATAAGCATCCAGATGCAATTGGTTTAGGCTACAAAAACCGTGCATTGGGAGCAACCATTGAGGGTGTTAAACTTATTACTGGTAAAGACATTGAGCCGTTTGCAAGACGAGTTGCATTATCTCCAGAAGCGATTGAGGCTGGCACTAAATTTGATTCGTTGGCTGAACAAAACAATCTTAGATTTAGGCAAGAAGTTTACAAAGGCACGGGTCAAGTGTCTGACTTTGAAACTAAGTTAAGTGAACGAGCCGCTGGTCTATCGCTTAATAATAGCGTGGAAGCCAACCGATTCTTTGCCATTGTCGCTGCTGAGAATTATCGCACCATGGATAAACTGGGACAAGAATGGGCTAAGTATAAAGCAGACAAAGGAGCGTTAGCTGACTTTGCTGAGTTTAAGCAATCCGATGCTTGGAGAAGTGCACAGAATGAACGTGAACAGCGTTTGAAAAAATTGTTTCCAGAGATTGATAGTACAGAAGTTGGCTTTGGTGAAAAAACTAAAGGTGGAATTCCACAACAACGAGTGGATCAATTGCGAGATCGTTACGGCATAAAAAGGGCTACACCATAATGGCAAAATTAAATGAACTCTATCAGATGCTCGATACGGCAGATAAGATGGCTGCCACGGGAGATAAACAAGCCCAACAAGATGCTAAAGACATTGCAAATTTAATTAAAGCAGAAGAAGCCGCAGAACAAAAAGCGGGAGAATACCCTCCATTATTGGGAGGTACTCTAGGTGCTGGTGCGGGTGCTGTTGGACAACTGACTGGAAAAGGAATTGGATTCGGTCGTAATTTATCAAGAGCTGCTGAAAATGTTAATGTGTTGGCAGATCAATTAAAAGCCAATATGGCTAAACCCCCAGCACCTCCAGTTGCCACATCTCCCGTAGCTCCTGGTGGTAGTGCATGGAATCGAGAACTCACTGGTATGAGTGTGCCCGGTTCACAAATGAGTAAGTCTTGGTTGGATCTAAACAAAGGTATACAGAATGTTGTAAGCCCCATGAGCGATCTTCCAGAGTTTCGTGGTGGATCTGTATCCCCCGCTGGTGTAATTATGCCTCCCCAAATTGGTGCACAACCAACCCAACAGCCTGCTCCATCGGGTGCATTTAGCCGAGCAGTTGATCGGACTCGACAACTTGGTGGTGCATTACCTCGTGTCGGTGGTGCAACGATGCGTGCTGCTGGCCCAATCGCTGGTGGTTTTGGTGCTGGATTTGAAGGTGCTGAAGCCTACAATCGATTTGAGCGTGGCGATCCATTAGGTGGTGCTATTAGTACAGTTGGTGCTGGTGCTGGTTTGGCATCGATGTATCCCCCATTAGCCCCGATTGGAATACCCGTCAGTTACGGTGCGATGGGTCTTAACTACTTAATCGATAAGTATCGTGGTGGCCCTAAGTACAAGAGTGTCATGGAGAAAGCCGAAGGTGGTTTAGTGGGTGGTCTATCATCTATTCCACAACCGTCTGCACTCACTGCTCAAATGGCACAACAGAATGCACCACAACATGGTTTGCCCCCGGTTCATAACTTAGATATGTTATCGGCTTCTAATTCTTCTGGTAGCCGTCCGTTTAATGATATGTACAATCCCAATATGCGGTATGCTCCGCCATTTAAAGAAGGTGGTAGCACGACACCAGCGTGGCAACGCAAAGAAGGTAAGAGTCCATCGGGTGGTTTGAACGCAGTCGGTCGGGCATCGTACAAGCGTGAAACGGGCGGCACATTAAAAGCTCCACAGCCCGAAGGTGGTTCTCGTAAGAAATCGTTCTGTGCCAGAATGGGTGGTATGAAAAAGAAACTCACTTCTGCAAAAACAGCGAACGATCCAGATTCTCGCATCAACAAAGCACTGCGTAAATGGAAATGCTAAATGCCAACATTAGAGGAAATGAGAGCGGAGATTAATCGTCTCCTACCCGAATTTGAAACTCCACAATTTGTAAAAAACATTCAAACGGCATATCAAAACATGCCAGGTGCTGCTATTCCTCAAGCGGCATTATCTTTAGGTTCAAGCATGATCGGTGCTCCTCTAGGAGCTGCATACGGCGTAGGCAAGACACTACTCTCTGGTAAATATGGCACGCAAGAAGGCATCAAACTTGGTCAACAAGAAGCCAACAAGGTCATGAATGCCATGCGTTACACCCCGCCCACCAAAGCGGGTCGTAATATTTCCGAGACTATCGAACGACTCCCACAAACTTTAACTGGCTCAGAGATGGGCATCGGTATGCTACCAGAGATCTGGGGCATGCCTCCTCGCATCTCGCCGTCCGATGTGCAAGTTATGGGCGCTCGTGGCATCAACGCAGCTCGTGAGATTGCCGACATTCCTCGTGACTTCTCCGCAGCACAGTCTGGCTTAACTCGCATTGGTGCATTTGACAAGCCAACCTACGGTGCAAGACTGCAAAACGTGGCTGAAGATATTGGCGATGTCATGGCACGCCGTCAAGCACGCCGTTCCGATGAGGGCACACCTACTCTGTCTGGGCTACAGACTTTTGAAAGCATGATGCCAGACACCAATTTGTACGCCATTAAACCAAAGGGTGGCAACTGGCCTACGACATTGGGATCAATCGCTCCACTATCAGAGCAACGCATGATAGGAAAACGATTATCAAAAGCTCAAATTAATTTAACAGATGAAAATCCAATTTCATTTATTTTTGATGATGAATTAACTCGATATGATGCACAAAACAATACTCGATTAAGACGAGAACTTGTTAAAAATTATTTAGATAATCCTGATAAAGGTCAAGATCAAATTGAACAAATTAAATCATTTATTTATGATAAAAATTTAGATTTAAAAGAACAAGGTCGTCCCTTATTGCCAACATTAGATCGGATTGAAAAAGCTATTCCGTCATTCAATCAGTGGGTGATGGGACCTTACCAAAAATATATGCAAAACCAAATGGGTACGGGAATTTCAACCGATCCCTTATTGGTGTTAATTAATCAAGCTGAAATTCCATTACACTCTTTATTCCCAACGGCGCGTGAAGGAGATAGTTTAGATCCAGATATTGTAGAAAAGAAAAGAAAAAATGCATTAGAAAGATTTAAACTAAATGATGTTGATGTAACACAACCCACATATCAAAATATTGGAAAAGTTACCGCTACAACACCAATAGGTCGGGAGTATGAAGATTATTTGGATATGGAGATTGCACTCTCCGCCCCCATGATGTTAGATAAAGCAAAATTCCCTTTTGCTGAAAAATTAGATCCATATTCAATTGTTTATGATATTAATTATTCTCGTTCAGAGGGGAAAACTGGATTTGACGATATACAAAATTATGTTTTGCAAGGATTGATGTCTGGTAAATATGATATCAATAAAGTAAGTAATCTTCCTCCGCATGTTGTAGTGCAAGACATGATTAAAGATTACCAAAACCAATTAAAAGAAGAACAAAAGAATAAAGAACTAATTGAAACCTATCGGCATGAGCGTGCTAAACAACTACAAGTAGACACTGAGTTTCCTGACGGTTCACGAATGGTGGTATTTAATAAGGCCAGTTATGATGCTGATCCCATTATGCTCAAGCGTGACTTTGGTCAAATTACCAAAGATCTAAACCAGTGTATTGGTGCTGGTTGTCATGGTACACCAGAGTATCCTGGGCATGGTCCAGCGTTAGAACCACACACTGGCAGACCTCCTCGTGGTTCGACAGGCGAATTAAGTTACGGATCTTATTACGACATGGTAAAAGAAGGTCGTGGTGAAATTGTTTCTTTCCTTGATCCAGATGATAAATATCAGTTTACGATTCAACTTAGATATGAACGCAAACCATTAACAAAAGAAGAAGAAAAAACGATTGTTGAAAGTTGGCTGACACAAAACGCCCCAGAAGATCTGCCTAAATATTTTGATTATGTAAACGATCATAAATCTAGTTATGGTGTTAATTACATGGTTAACAAACATCCACAATTGCGAGATGCAATTATTGCTTCTCAGTTCACTAAAAAAAATGTTGAACAGATGCGTGGTGCTGATAATGGCAATGCTCCAGAAATGTATGAACAGCAAATTATTGATTGGTTGAATTACAATTCTGATCAATTAGGTTATATTTCTGATTTAGAGCAAATTCCAAATGTTATTGATCTTGGTAGAACTCCAGCCAATATTACTGACAGATTGTCTGAATATGAGCCTGATTGGGATCTTGAAACATTGAGAGATTTTGTAGAAACTATTAAGCAAGAAAAAGCATTGCCTCGGTTTTTTGATGGTGGTGATGTGTCTTATCTTGCCGAACAAAAGGGGATTAATTTATCTGAACCTCCATTAAAAGAATTAAGCGAATTTGATCAAAAAATTGTGCTTGAACAATTTGATAATCACATTTTAGGCAGACCTGACTCGTTGTATGATCAAGATAACTTACAAGATAAATTTATGAACGACATTAATTTATTGCGTGGTTATCCAATTAAGTATGATTTACCAGTTGATATTCATCGCAAATTAGTCAAGATGATTTTATCGAAAGATCAAAGTTTAATTAATTCTGTTGCTGATCAGATTAGAGATTACACAATTACATCCGCTGTAGCTGGAGGATTAGAAGTGCCAATACCTTTTGGATTAACTAGTTCTCAAGCAACTGATGTATTTAATGTGTTAAACGGTTGGTATAACCGACATCCTAGAAAAAACGATGCAAACATTTGGGCGGGATATGAAAAAGATTCCGAACAACACCCCAACCCATTTGATGAAGTTAAGTTAAAAGAATTTGTTGCTCGACCAAGTAATGTTGATTTAATACAGCGCGATCTTAGACTTTGGATTGAAGATAATATGCGTCCATCAATGTATGATGTTCCACAAGTTAATGAAGACATCCTTATATTAATGGGTAGTGCAGATCCTTTAGCCAAAATTCCAAGCAATTTACATACAAAACTTGTTAAAGCGTTATTAAATCAAGATGAACCAAATATTGCTCGTCAAATTAAAAATTCATTAGAGCGTTTGCGAAATGGTGAACAACCTGGTAATTTAACAAAAGCTCAATCCGATAACATTTTAGAAATGCTATCCACTTGGACGGAACGGTACCCGTTTAATGAAGAAGAATAAATCATTTCCGATAACGCTTATCGACCCAACCTTCCGCAGCTAATGGAAAATCTTTCGCCCATGTAGGTGCGGTTGTCATAATCTGCAACACTTGCTTTAGCACAATATCTGCTTTGTCTTCGTATGCCAAGAGGAGAGCCTCGTCATGAACCAAATTGATAATTTCAAAACCCTCTTTTTCAAGCAAGAGCGAACACTCGGCGAGTACATCTCGAGCCGTACCTTGCACAGCGGATTGGAAGATACTCGAACCAATCAGAGCGTTCCTACCCCACTTACGGGTGAAAGTGTTTTGACTACGGACAGTAACCCCGTCTCGCATCTCTCCCCATGGAGTCAATTGAGCCTCGATCTTGGGATCACGCCAACAGATAAACCGACCACTCGGTAATCGCATCCACAGTGCATCATTGGCATACTTAAATAACAGTTTGCCCAACTCAAAAGTTTCGCTTGGATTGTTGATCGCTTGCATAGCCTTATCGTGGCAGTTATACCAACAGTTCTTCACCTTCGAGTAAGCCAGCCGGTAAGCATTCACCGCCTCTTGGCTTTGTTGTTCGTCTAGTTGTACCCCCATGCCCTGGGCGTAGTTCATCAGCCCCTTGGCACCTTGCCCAAACATGCAACCCAGTACCGCCGACTTGGCGATTTGGCGCATGTCTTTGGTGACTTCTTCGTATGGCACTTGATACAGTGCCGTACTGGCAAATGTCTTGTACTCATCTAGCCCTTCCCGAAACATCTCCACCTTATCCGTCTGACCCGCAATCCACGAGGCGACTCGGTTCTCGATAGACGAGAAGTCCACATCGATAAATACTTGCCCATAGGGGGCTTTTATAGCACTTCTGACGAGACTTGATAGCTCTTCCATAGTCCCCCCTTGTCCACCCTCTAAAACACGCTCTACGGCGTTTTTAATGGCATTGTCGTCGATTGTTGGACGGGCTATGTTCTGTAGGTTCAACCCACCCCGAGATGCCCACCGTCCTGTACTGGCCCCATGGTACACCAAGGTGTTGCGAATCCGCCCACCCACTTGAACATCGAGCATTTTCTCGTACTTGGCGACCGAGGTTTGTGATCCTTGCTGACGTAGTTCCAAGACCTTACGGATGTCTGGATCTAAGTTAGTGTCCACTAACTTAGCCGAAACATACTCGGCGGTCAAGTTCGCCATGTCCGCACCCTTGGCATTTAGCCAACCCAATAGCTTGCCTGTTTCGGTTGCCTTGCAACCCGAAATAGCAAGACTTGCCTGGTTGATCGATTCCTTGCCCGACTCCACGGCATTGATAGCGTTGCGTAGTTCATCGGGATCGACTGGTACGCCACGCTCGTTAATCTTTTGAGTGAGCACCCACACACTTTGCTCGTGTGGTGTTAGGGGTTGCAAGTTACGCACAATGTCCATCTCGGTACGCACGTCTTGCTTACAGTATTCATACAACTGATCGAGCAATACGGGGTCGTCCACAAACTGTCCCTTACGATTAGGTTTGCACAGTTTAGTGATGAGGCGTTTGCCGGCGGTATCTTTTTGTTGGGTAGTGCCAAGGAATATGGCGGCATCTTCAAGTGCCTGGGGGATGTTATTGGCGGCTGCGATTGCCATGGAGTCGGTCATTTGTTCCCACTCTACATCCCAGCCTAGCACATACTTCATGATGTGAAATTCAAAGGCTGCGTTCCATGCTTGAAATTGAATGTCTTTAAGATTGGTGGTTAGCCAGAGGGGGAGTCCTAGATTGGGAGTCCACAGATGTACCTCTCCACCATTGATTGAATAAGCCATGCAAAGCACCTTGGTTGTTCGGCACTTTGCATACTTATCTAAACCGTGTGTTGCAATATCGATTGTACTTCGGGTTTCAAAGTCTAAATTAACTAACTTTTTCATATGCGCTCCTATGGCAAACCGACGAATCGGTGGTTAAAACATTAGTATACATGAAGTGGAGAGGTTACAAGCTACGCCTGCCTATTCGTTGATACCACGGTTAGAAACTAGGAAAATCACCATGTCCTTGATACTCTCCGCGCCTAGTTAACTTTTCAATTATCTGCTGTTTCTCACTGTTTGATAGAAACATCCACTTGGAGATTTCCTCATCGGTTCGTTTGCACCCAACGCAAATTTTTGTGTTGGGTGCATATTTACAGATGCCGATGCAAGGGGACTCCACCGCCACGCTATACTCCAGTTGTATAGATTTAGTGGTGGGCATTTCCATGGATCAGATCTCACACGAGCCAGCACTACAGGCTAACTGTTGTGCGCCTTCAACATTGTCTGTTATTTCTTTGAACTCTTGCCAGTTGATCGTTGGGACTTTGGCTTTGAGCTCGTTGTACGCGGCTTCATCGCACTCTTCGTACGGGGCTTGGCGGTAGGTGCCGCCGTCGTACGGGAGGTACGAGACCCCGCTAATTTCGTCAAAGTGTTCCCACGTCCACGCTCCAACGCTTGGCCAGTCTTTTTCTTCGACGGAGATTGTGACACTAGGTTTATGCTCACACCAATGTCTTTGATAGGTGAGCCAAAGAGACAAATGTCCAATAGGAGATACATCTGATCGTGTGATACCGGCGGGTGCTTTTTGAGGAAAGCTAAACACCACAGTCTGATCTGGTTTATAAACGCACGCTTCATTTGGTATTCCTTGTTGGATTAAGAATGTTGTGAGAGGGTCTTTCTTATCACCCCTAACTCGGCGGATGTAATACTTAGAGTGTCGAGGGTGGATTCCAGAAGCGCTATCAACGAGTTGGCTGACGGTTCCACTGGGCTTGACGCAAGTAATTGCAGCGCTCTTAGGTATTCCAAGCAGTGTTGCAAATTCCTCATTGGCTCTTCGAGCTTCCTCTCGAAGTCTTGATAATAAACCATTTAATTCTTCTCCTTGGGTGGTGAGCAATGGGTTGTCATAAATTCCTGTAAGCGACACTCCCAACAATCTCTCTTCCTCGGTGTTGCGTTGCCACACTTTGCGCAGATACGGAAACTTTGTAAAAGTGGCCTGGATTGTGCCAAGAATCGAAGCGATTCGTACTTTTCTAAGAAGCGTTTCTTCAGTGTCGTCATGTCTTACCACGGCTTCAGTAAGATTACAAAATTGATAGGGACGTAGAATAATCTCAGAACATGGATTTGTGCCGAACTCGAAGTTCGGGTCACGATGACCGTATTTGGCAACCGTTTTTTGGGCGGCTTCACGATTAAAAATTCCTCGCTCCCCCGAGTGTGAGTTGTATAGGGATAGCCACTCTTCCATGAACTTACCAACGGTAGGAGTTTCATTATAAACCGCTGAATTGTTGGCGAGCGCACGATGAGGTGCGGTTTCCCACCAAGGACCTGCTTTGGCATGACGAATCCTTTCATCATCTAAATCAGATAGCGAGATCATTGCCGAGCGGCGCACACCACCCACAACAACCACCTCACCAATTTTGCACATCATATCATGGCATTCTAAACTGTGTAGTTTACGCCCTTGTGCATGCTTAAATGTGTTAACTACAAAATTAAACAAATCAACTAATGGTTCTGGCCCTGAAGCTCTTCCACCAAACGTTTTAAGTCTTGCTCCCGCAGGTCTAACTCCGCTAACATCCCACTTAGGAATTTCCCCTGCGTAGAGATGTGCAATGAGTAGGCGGAGTGATTTTGCCCAGCCTTCTTTGCTGTCGTGGACGACAATGGTGTGCTCGGATTCAAATAGTTTTTCTGGCACTTCGGGCAAGTTGCTAATGTACTTGGATTCCACTGAGAATCCGACTCCAGTACCGCAGAGCAAGATGAACATCGCCTCATCGAACGACTTCGGGTCATCCACTGGGAGATACGAGCAATTGTAGACACAGGTGTTATCACGATCAGCACTCTTTCCTGCCGTCATCATGGCACGCATGGACGGCATCAAATCTAGATTATGGATAGCATCAAAAATTTCATTCTTTAATTCTACATTACTTTGTATTGCTGGGGTACGACTAAAAATGTATTCGACATAGCGGTCAACCGTCTCTGCCCATGTTTCTCTGCGTTGCTTTTCGTCAATAAAACGGGCGTAACGGCTTGCTGCGATATATTCCTGATATTGATCCATGTGTATTTTTATTTTAATTAAGGTGGAAAAAACGCCCCACCAAACTTCGGTGGGGCAAACGAGGGTGCTACAGGAGAAAAACTAATTAGGTCGCAAAGTCAACGGCTGCGGAAACACCACCACCGCCTAACCGCTCACCATCTTCTAACTTTTGTAGGTTGCCTAAACCGCACGCAATGCCCTTTGAGCCTTCCATGTTGTATGGGTAGAACTCAATGGCTGCACGACCGTAGCAACCCGAATAAAACTCATCGGGATCGATGATTGGTTCCATGTCGGCATCAACAACACCTGGTTTCTTGACAGAGTTGGCGTTGATGAAATAAGAACCAGCGTATGCTGCATCTTCTTTTTCTGCATCGCCATCACGCAATCCACCTTTTAGCATCTTTGGAATTGTGCCACCAAAGTAGCCAGCTGAATTGGCTTTTGCCTCTTCAAATGCCTTGTTGATTTTGTTAATGGTTTCCTTGTCGGACTTAGGGATAATGATTGACACCGAGTACTTAGGTGTTTTGCCATCGCCTTTATCCATAGGGGTAAATACATTAGCGTAAGAGAAACGAACTTTGCCAGTTACAACACGAGGATTTTTAGTAGCCATCTTGCTTTCCTTTTTTTCCTAGATTTGATTGGACTTCAACGGTGCCAATCTCTACCGTACTGCAATCAGTATACCAATATTTCTAGCGGCGTACTTATTTAAAATCCTCTTCCAAAGTAGTGTCTTTTACTAATTTGGGTGTGCCGTCTGGTCGTGCAATTAGTCCGCCAAGGATCGATACTACCTGCCCTTTTTTACCTAGCTTTTCCAGTTCTGGCACTGACTTGGGTTTGAGTTCGTACATGTCGTTTCTGTTAAAACCTTCTTCTTCCATGACTTTAACAGCCAAATCGTAATCCACAATTTTACGATGCCCTTTAGGGACAACCAACTTAAACCCAGTTGGGATTTTATTTTCATTAATTGCTTTTTCAGTTGCATAACTTTCAACATCGCTTACCCATTCTTTTATGCTTTGTGCACGAGACAACACCAAATCAAACTCCTCTTCGGTTAAGAGAGGTGCTGGTCTGAAGTCAAGTGCAGCGACTTCGTTAACAAAATCGGAGCGTGCCTTACATGTAGCTTTGGCTCGACAGAATTGGCAGTGCTCACCTGGTATAAAGTCGCCAGTGCCAGCCCATGCTTTCTTTGCTTTTTGTTTAACGAAGTAGTTTGCCCAATCTAGGAGTCTTGTGATCGTCGTGCCGTCCGTGCTGATCGAATCAAGGCGGGGCTGGTAGATCGTGTACTCGATTGTTTTGATTTCTGGGTATTCTTCTTTGAACTTGCTGTACGCTCCGAGGGCGTAGAGGCGGAGTTGCGTGTTGTCTTTCGCTTGGACGGGGATGCCTCTACCGTACTTGAGGTCGATGACGCGAATGGAGTGCTTAGAAAGTATAACCACATCGGCTGTACCAAAGCCGTCAGGCACCCAATCAGAAAAGTCCACACGCTGCTCAAAAAGCGGAGTATCTTGATCGCCGACTTGGGATCGTACATAGAGGACGTAATTGTCGACGTGGCTTTCCAGTTCGGCGTTGTAGTAGAAGTTTTTGTAGAGTTCGGTGACTTCTTCGTCATAATCTTTTTTAGAAATTTGATTGAAATGCAAGCGCAATTTGATTTCAGCCAGCGAATGAGCCAGTGTGCCTTCAAGGCTAAAATCGAATTGTCCTGGTAACTTTTTAGGTTCTGGTAGGGTTTGCTCGAGGCGAGCACTGGGTGTGCATGTTAACCACCGCTTTGAGGATGATGCTGAGAGTACTGCATGTGTCGTAGTTGACATAACTGGTTTCCTTATTAAACTGATCTCGTATAACTACTTATGCAAATTCTAGCAGATAAAAATCTGCTTTTCATTTCACAATACGAAATAGTTTTAAGGGTTACAGTTTAGTTTCCCGCAACTGTTTGATTAGACTGGAAACTTCTCCAGCAAAGTCAATTTGAACATCTTGTTTGATGTCTTGCTTGATTTCCATGCGTTCTTTATAGTCCGCAGGGAATTGTGCACGAGTAACCACTTCGAAGAGTCGGGTATTGTAAGTGCGGTTGTTTAGGTTGGCGAGCGCCTCCCGTTCCCACCACGCTTGACTTTCTACCACGGCTCGATCCATGGCCTCGGCAAACTCGGGCTTTTCTTTCTTCCAGCGGTCGGCTGTTGTCTTAGAAATGCCTAGAGTTGAATACATAATTTTTTGCGATGCACCCGTCTTGCCTAGTTCAATGACGGTTTCGCACATTGAAGGGTGATACTTGGTAATCGATTTCATTTTTTCGCAGTCTTAGCAGACTCTACAAATGCCTTTTTGGTTGGGGCACCTTTAGTGCCGGGTTTACGCATCTTTTCGCCAGAGCCAGCTTTGATGCGTTCTCTTTTTTGATGAATATTATAATAAAGACCTTTTGCAGCAGCCATTATGCTACTCCTTTTAAAAATTTAGATACATCTTTACAAAAACTAACAAATTCACTCAAATCAAAGTTTGATTTCATTCGATTCACTGTGTTACATATCAAAATTGTATTTTCTTTAGTATAACCAATTTTACTATCAACTCTTTCAATAGAAACGGTATTAGGTTTTCCCGCTTCTAATGTCATTTTTCTACCAGAATAAGCACAAATTTGTAATTGTTTATCCCAACAATCAACAATGTCTTTAATTTCTAATTCAAAAACTTGTTTTCGTTTAATTGCACTTTTTTTTGCGTTCTGTAAAAATACCCTTGCTCGACCTTCAATGGTTGAATTTAATTTACTTCTTGATATGTTGTTGCTGATTGTACAACATACTTTACACCAACTATGAAGCCCGCCTTTTGTTTGACTGTGTTTAAAAAACATATCAAACGGTTTTTCTTGTTTACATTTGCAACAAATTTTCATAGGAGCCTCCATGCTCAAAATAGGTGCCGCTAGTTCCAATGGAGTGGAACAGGGGAGCTACCCCGTTCACGGCGTTAAAAATTAAATAACCCATAGGTTATGCACCATAGTTCTAAACTTAACTTATAGGTTATGAATAGAACTATTAGTGCGGTTAATAAATAGAAGAGTTCTCGTTTAGAAAACAGCGGTAAACCTATTAATTCGTTTTACACCATCCACGAGTTGAGTCTCGACCACATTGCTGATGAATTTGTTCATCTCAATGGCGTTATCAATAATCTCATGCATGGAAGGGAATTTGGGGGCATTCTCAAGCAGCTTTTTGCCAGCTTCGTCAGCCAATTCCCAAGCCTTCAACTGGGCATTGTACTGCTCGGTCAAAAACTCCTTGGAAGTCTTGAGTAAATCGTAGCGTAATTCAAACGGATTCATAGTATTTCCTTTCTGTATGTGTGTATGTAATAGGGTTTCGGAGCGTTTCCCAACGAGTCCTATTCCCTATAACTACTTATGCAAACTTTCAGTCATTTTCGCCCGGAATTATGATCTTTTTTACGGGCTTTTGTTCCATGGCTTTTCGTAGATGCGGCAAGACTTGGTTTAAGACATCTTTTGTCATAGCCATTGCCAGTTCTCGATCCCTCAATTCTTTTTGTTCGGAATCCATTTTGGCTTTCTTTTCGACTGCTTTTTCAATCTGCTTGGCAATGTCGGCTGAAAACCCTTTGCTCTTCAATAGATTGCGAAGAAAACGATCACTCATCTTTCTTTTCCTTACTTGCCTTTGCCACAGCCTCTAAACTTGTTTTGGCTTTTTGTACTTGCGGCCCAGCTTGATTTTGAATGATGTTAATAAAATAGTTTGCAGTTGTGGTTGGCATTTGTAATGGCAGATTTAAACAGTTTAATAACATGTTCACATCACGCACACTTAATTCCAAAGTTACTGCAAAATCATCTAACGGTTGTTCAGACATTTCGACTCCAATTATATTCGTCTAATTGAAAATATTTTTTATAGATATCATGCAAATGCCAGCAACGCAGCTCGATCATTTGTTTGATTCCTTCCAAAGCGTTTGCCACTTCGTCTTCGCTCATGTGCTCTGGTGCATCGAGATATCTAACTATTAAAATGCCGATATCCTCGGTAGTGCCCCATACATGCAAGATGGCTTGGTCAATATCATCTTTTGTTTTTCCGAACGGGTTTTCGCTTATTTCTTCCGGTGCTTTCTTCATGTGTGTCTTCCTTTATAGCATCAAATAAAGTTTGAAATCGATTACTAAATTGCCTTTCATGCTGTTCTAATTCCCTTAATGCGAGATCTAAAATGGATTCTCTGCGATTTGGTGGTAGTTCTTGCCAAGTAGTACTCAATGCATCTAAAATTGCAATGATGGCACCCAATGGAATTAAGCATGTCTCTAAATCATTTAGTTCTCTAAAGTATTTCATGATCTTTCCTCAACTTATACAATTCGGCGATTGTGATGTTTGCTTCTTGTATAGTATCACACACCCAAATACCAAGAATGTCTTTGTATTGGCTGGTATCTAAATCTTCAACACCTGGCACTAAAGCAATATGATACGAACCTTGCCCCTCTGGGCGATGTTCAACAACAAAAGTAGTCATAGTTTCATTTCTTTCTTAATCAAATCAATCGCTCGTTGAAAATGGTATCTCCAATATTTTTCGGTGACACCTAATTGTTTATATCCTACGCCATTTAAAAAAGAAAGCACAACTTCTTTTTCCTTTGGCGGCATCCGTTCATTAATTATACGCCGAATGTCAATTAAATCGTCCTCGTCCCAAAGCATCCAGCCGTCGCCTTGCAAATTGGAAGATGCATCAAAATCGTCTTGTTCGATTGGATCAATTTCCTCATCCGACAAACGGGTTCGACTGGCATTGATTATTATTCTCATTTAAGGGCTTCCATTAATGCGTCTTGTACGGTAATCTTTTTATCTAATACTTTCATTACTTGCTCGTCAATTGATTTCTCTACACATAAATGGTGAATAATGACTGGTTTCTCTTGCCCTTGGCGGTATATACGGGCATTGGCTTGGATATAGTTTTCGCTAGACCACGGTAAGTCATACCAGATGGTTTGCGCCATTTGACCTGCGTTGCATTGGAGGTTAATACCAATCCCCCCTGATTGCGGGTGTGCAAGCATGATTCTAATTTTGCCATCTCGCCACGCTTGAATGTTGGAATCAGTAAGCACAACGGCTTCTGGAAACGCATTCCGTATTCGTTCCAGCGAATGTTTGAAGTGATAAAATACCAAGGTCGGGGAAGAAGATTCTTCCAAGATCGATTCAAGGCATTCCAACTTAGCCGTATGAACCTCTTGCCAACTCCCATCTTCAGCGTAAATTGCTCCACTTGTGAACTGGAGTAGTTTACCTGTGAGCGTTGCCGCCGTAGTTGCCGTGACGGTTTGTCCTTTAATTTCTGCAACCATATCTTTCTTGAGCGTATCATATTGTGTATGTATTTGTTCCGTTATGCCTACTTTATGTAACAAATATGTTACTTTAGGTAATTCTAAATAGTCTTTCGCTTTTAAACTAAAACAAACATCCGATATCTTATCCATGATGATTGCATCAGCACCTTTGTTTAATTCCCAGTTGTATATAACTCCCGTGTGTGGGTTGCGTTTGCCAGCATGCATGTACTTCGTTCTAAATTTGGTAAGGCTGGTTTCTAATCGCTCTCCTAAATCAATAATGCCGACTTGACTCCACAAATCACCCAAGCCCTGTGGTGTTGGGGTACCTGTTAGAATAATACGTCGCTTGAAGTTCTTTAAGTGTTTTTTCAGCGCTTTGAAACGTTTCGTCGAGGGGTCTTTGAAGCGACTCGACTCGTCGATAATCAGATTGTCGAATTGCTTCTTTTGTTCTTCCAGCAACCAAACTAAGTTTTCCAAGTTCACTATATAAATGTCCCCAGAGCTCTTCAAAGCGCTTATCCTTGCGGCTGGGTTTCCCAAGATCTTGTTCACTTTTAGGTGTTTTAGATGTTCCCATTTTGTTGATTCTTCCATCCATACAGTTTCTGCTACTCGTTTCGGTGCTACAACCAATGTGCTGCCTTTAAATTGTTCTGCAACAATCGTCAATGCCGTTGCTGTTTTACCCAATCCTGGTTCAAGAAACAACCCCATGTTTGGAATCGACTTTGCTTGATCGATGATGTTGGTTTGGTACTGATGTAATTGATTTCTTGTTAGCATGTGTTTTTTCCCAAATCCAATCCGCTATATCGTAATGTTCTTGCATAGTGCCGTTGTCTTTAATTCTATTTGCTCGGTATGATATGAACGCCACATTACCTTTAATATAACCATATTCTGGCAAAATACGATCCAATGTTGGTATGCCTGGTTTTGTTTTACCTTTACCTAATCCAGAACCGCCCCAAACAAATGGTATATGAAATATAGGGCATTCATCTGTGGCTATTTCAATTAAATCTTGAAAAGTTAAATCGAAAGGAACTTTGTCTCTTCTTGCTCGTTGTTTTGCATTGTTTAAATATCGTTTAAGGTGTTGTTGTTTCACGGATAAAGTCATCGACATCCTCTTTTGATCGCAATATGTGAACTGGAAACCCAGCTTCGCCTAACTCATCAAACACCAGTTTTTGTCTTGGGCTTATTTTTCCTTCCGTTGTTTTCAGTTCCACTAGGAATATCTTTTGGTTGAGGATCACTATCCGATCCGGCACTCCCGTTATCGAACTCAACCATTTGTAACAAAGCCCCGATGACTTCTTGATTGACTTTGTCAGATATGCTTCGATTTCTTTTTCCAGTACAGACATAGAGTTTTATGCCTTCCATAATGTGATTAAAAATAAACTCGGTGAGGTACGCTCTGGTTTCTTCACCTGGTGTTTCTTCGCCAACTAAATCAAACACTCGTTGTGCAACATGGGTTGATTCATGGCATACGGTTGCAGCTAAATAAAAATCATTTTTAGGATCGATCATTTGTGCTAAATCTAAAATCACAATGATCAGTGGATGTTTAATGTCTGTGATGTAATGTGTTTCGGCTACATTCTCATGATCTAACGCAATTACTTTTTGGAAAATATTATTGTCATTTAATATTTGCTTAAAATCTTTTTCATCAAAGCACAATTTAATATCAGCGGCGGGAAATAAAGGTACTTCAATTTTATAATAGGAAGGTTTTTTCATTTTACAAACCCGCCCGTTAAAAAAGAAATAATTACAATAACAATTAACGCTGCGGCTACCATTTCAATTTTGTTCATCAGAAAATCTCCTCTTCATCAAATAGAGTTTGTTTTTCAATAAATGCTTGTGCTTTTTCTGTTAAGCGTACGCCAGTGTACTTGTGTTGCCTTATTCCATCGATGCGAGTCGATGAGGATGTTACTCCCTTGTCTTGTGTAGCTGCAAGGAATCTACGCTTGAACGACAGATCGTTGCCTGGATTTAATCCATGTTTGACTGCCCATCGCTTATAGCATAAGAATACATGATCTTTATCTACTTCACTTTCGGGATCATATTGCAATGCTTGATCAATGAATGATCCGATTGGGTTCGACATTTCTTCCATGGTTTCAAGTAACTCTTTGCCCGAGGTTGGTTGCACGAAATAACCACCACGCTCTACTCGTCTGCGTAATCCCGTCATCGCCCAATTAAAGATACCGGATAACTCTTTCATCAGTTTGCTACTTAGTGCAGTATCTTCTTTGCCATAGAATGATTTACTCATCTTCAGCACGATCATACGGCCTGTTAACGCATTACTTGATTCCGATAGTTGCAATACTTCGTTGGAATAAATCACGATTCGGGTCGGGAGGTATCCGTTCCACGAGTCTTTGTTTTTCCGATTGACAGTAACCGTATCCCCGCCCACAATACGAAGCAACTGAGAAACCACAGCACCTCGATCTCGGTCAGGCGCTCTCGCATCAGTAAAACTAGCAAGGAGCTTACCAAGCCAAGGCTGGAGACCAAACGTATCACACAACTCTCCTAACTCTGGCGCTACTGTATTGTGTTGACCCAACAATTCAACTAGCACCTTGTTGATTGTTCCTTTACCTGATCGGCGTGGGCCAATGATGTTAAAGAACTTTTGTTGGCTGGTATCGCCCGACAAGACATATCCGAAGATCTCTTGCAAACAAGCGATTGACTCTTGATCGTCTTCCCACAGATCATTTAAAAACTTTTCCCATAACGGGCATGTTGCATTTGGATCGTAGGCAAACGGCAAACTGTTTTGTGTAAAGAAACCCAATGAGTGTGGCAACAACACATTGTCTTCGAGGTGAAACAAACCATTTTCTAAACTAACCAGTTTGTTTGCCTCGGGGCGATTGTCACCGTAGCCCATCAACCAAACGGGTGGTCGGGTGTTGGGATGGTTGGGTAAGTGAACCAGTGCTTTAATCGCATCCATCGCACCGCCCACACTTGTTGGGTTGGGGGAGAATGACACGATGTTGCCTTTCTTATCCTGGCGTTTGCACTTATCCAAAAACTTATACACTTCAGATCGTACCGTGCCGTCTTCAATCTCAGCGTAATGTGTGCCACGATACGAATAGAAATCGTTTGCATAGTGCACCAACTTAATTCCCTCTTCTGAAGAAAACTTAGTATCGAGAAATGTCTGAGCGTTCTCCATGGGTGCCGAAGAGAGAATAACATCCCCCTTTGATAGTGCCTCGGTGCGTTTGTTGTACGAGATCTTAAAGATCAATGTCCGCAGCGTTGCACCACCACCCTTACGACTAAAGGTTTTCCATTTTGATTCGCAGGCATTGGTACTGTAGTTCGCTACACTGCCGTCCCCATATGACCACCGATCCCATGCCTCACATGCTTCGAGGTCGCCTTGAAACTGGTGGTGTAAACACATGCCAATCTGCAACCAATCGGTGTATCCACAGTGTGGATCAAATTGAGGTAACAACTCCGCCTCAACCCGTGCAAGATCCCAATCGTCAAGCGGTGGGTTGTAATCAGCAAACGCATCACCCGATGCCCGAACGGTACGCTCTGGGATAAGGTGTGCTAAATCTTGTATGGTGGTAGGTAAATCACCGCCTAACTTTTGTCCAGTAACCGTAAAGTAACGGCCTTTAGGGTAAATCTCCAGCCCCTTATCGTGATCCACATGAGCGCCTTGCACATCAGCTATAGTGAATATTTTCACACCTGTGCCCGATGGGCTAATCTCTTTGTAACCTTGGATCTTATTAAAAATGTCCTCGAGTTCCTGGTTGGTAAATTGATTGACACCATCATCGTAGCAATCGTCTAAGTCGACACCAATAATGTGATCGTCCGCAGTAAACACGAACCCAATCCCATCAAACAAACCGGTAAGGTAAGCCTTCTCAACACTGAGAAAGTCTGTCCATGTATCGGGATTGGTCGAACTGGCAGCTTTGCCAGAGGGTTGGACGGGCAACTTTGACCACCGCTGAGTCTCCCCCTCACCAATCAAGACATAGTTCCACAATGTCCATCGTGGCACGGAGCGAAGACCCAAGGGAATGTTTTGGAATAGTACGGGTAATGCTTTCGGTTTCATCTGTTTTCCTTTGCTCTTCTACTTATGCAAATTTTGCCCCATCCTTTGTGGTTTGTTTTATACATTTTAGTTATAAGCATATTACTTTTAGTTATCATTATCCATAGTATCCACGGTAGCCTTTTTCCAAAAATTTGTATTGCGGCGCACCATTTTTGATAAAAACCACTATGGGTAGTAGTTGGTAGGGTGTAAACATACTGCAAATCCATAGTATCCATAGTATCCATAGTATTTCTGAATTATTTTCTAAATTATAATAAAAGAATAAATCACACTAGGGGTAATATGCAAAATTACTGTGGATACCCTGTCTTTTGCGGCGCACAAATTGATTAGAGGCATTATTTTGACCTTGGTAAGGGGTAGGTAGCACCCACCATGAAAAAACGCCCCAGAGGGCGTTTAAATCGGTTTAGAGACAAACTACCCCACCTTGCGGCATGGGATAACAAAACACCACTGGTGGCGGCGGCGGTTGTTGTTGTGCTAATGTTGCACTGCAACATAATGTAAAGGCGATAACTAGTAATTTTTTCATGATACCTCGTGATAATGACTTCTAATTTGACGATTAACCCATTCCCGAAATGCCACCCGATTCTCATGGGTTTGTGCATCTCTAGGATCCCAAAGAGCATCAAACAAATGCACTCCAGTTGATAAATATACTTCAATCTTAGTCAGATTGCCGTCTTTGTCAAAAATCTCAGTTTGTACCGTTTTCATTTAATCCCATGCCTTTCTTCTATTGCTCTGGCAAAAACAATTTGCCAATTCCAATCCCTATGGCCCAGTTGTAAATAAAGTTTGTTTATTTCTTCTTCACTGAGAGGTTTTGATTTCCATAGCATCTCAGCCGGATCTACACCTTTGTATACCGATTTAGGTGGCACGACTGCATCTTCGTAGCCTGGGTGATATGGTGCTTCGTCTACTAGTTTGTTCATTTAATCACATCCATTTATATAGGTTGTTCGATAGGTACAAATAGATACCAAAAAAGTACATCAATACTGCTACAAATTCTACTAAAAACAATGCCCAATCATCTTGTTTCCAACCGGCAATAGTCCAAATCAAACTGCCCACAAAACCAAACAAAATGTTGGCTGGATATTCATTGATACTGGTTAACCCAATGCCAATTAGACATAGGGTCGTGCCAATCCATTTAAATGTATTCATTCGATTAGATTCCCCATGATAATGTTGTCCTTTTGTTGCCAGTACATTTCAATCATTCGTTTAGCTGCATCAAAGCTAACATATACACCCAGCGTAATGCTCTCGGTTGGTGTTGGATAGACGGTGCATGAGTGCATTCCCTTACGAGCATGACCCAAGAGTGCCGTCTCACCAATGATCCGACCATCTTTGTCGGCATAGAGATAGTGCAATGGGGTCTCCCCATCGTACCACTTTCTCACAATGACTCTACCATCTGTATGCGTTGACCAATCCATTGCATCACTGGTACTGCCATACTGTTACCCATCGCTTTGTATCGTGGGCCATCAGGCGATTCGTCTTTCTTTCTCCACGGGATGTTGGTGTAATTATCGGGAAAACCTTGCAGCCGTTCACACTCGATTGGTGTGAGTCTGCGTACTGCCATGTTTGACATCAATTTAGGTCCGCTCGTATTTGTACCGCCACAAGCCTCGGTCAATGTTGCAGCCACATCACCATCAACGGATTGATTATACACATCTACCGCTTGAACTATACCGATACCACCTTGGTTTTTACTTGGGTCTGGATTCGAAGTATCCAATGTTTTGGATAGATCTACTTCTCTGCAACCACTATGCGGGTTTTTTGATTTCATACTATTGCTATGCAAACTATCAAATGAGTAAGCGGTTGCCACTTGGTTGTCGCCCATATTACTGCGTAGGGTTGGCGACATGTTCTCAACAAATCGATTGTCACCGCCTTCTCGCTGGGCAATGCCTGGTTCGAATGCGATTGCCACACCATGCACATCGGTGTTGTTCAATGTGAATGACACATCTTCATTCCATCCCGCACCGTTGGCATTTTGGGATGTTGCACCAGCACCTTGCAAGGTGTATGCCTTCATCCCAACAAACGGAATGTTGCCACCGCCAGTACCCCATGTTGATGTGACGGTTTGACATACATCGCCCATCTCTTTAACACGGCTATCTGATGGATGGTTTTCGTATACCACCAAGCCACGACCATCTTGTAAATCTTGGTTGCCAATGCCTTTGTAATCTCTGGCTAAGAGTGATCCGACTGTGTGATTGCCGTCTGGAGAGCTTCCTTGAGCAGAGGAGGCAAAGTCTTTCCTCTTACTTCCGCTCTTCTTAGAATTCCCGAGCAGGCTTTCTCGCTCAAAAAGAACCGCTGCGGCACTTCGCCAGTCTCCAAGACATCCAACAACGAAGACTCTACGGCGGCGTTGTGGAACTCCGAAGTGTTGAGCGTCAAGCACTCGGTAGGCGAACCCATACCCGAGCTCCACCAACGCCCCAAGGAAGGAACCAAAATCCCGTCCACCTTTTGAACTGAGGACACCTGGAACGTTTTCCCAAACGATCCACTTGGGTTTGAACTTGTCAGCAATTCCGAGATAGACGAGTGCCAAGTTACCGCGCGGGTCGTCCAATCCTTTTCTGAGTCCAGCGACTGAGAATGATTGACATGGGGTTCCTCCCACGAGAAGGTCGATTGGTTCATTTAGTTTCCACTCCTTATATTTAGTCATGTCACCAAGGTTGGGGACATTGGGGTAATGATGAGCCAACACTGCCGATGGGAATGGCTCGATTTCAGAAAAGGCAACGGGATTCCATCCCATAGAGTGCCACGCTACAGTTGCAGCCTCGACACCACTGCATACGCTAAGATAGTTCAAGTTTTCTCCTTTTAAACACTCGTTTGTACCATGGTAGTTTATCGTAAGTGTCGTTAATATGTTGTTTTAATAATGCCAACACCCCCGCCTCGATTAAGCGTTCTTTTGCATAATCATTCATATCGACTTGCACATCACACGACCCATCGGAATTGTCTTTCATGCGAGTAATAGTAAATTTAAATTCGGGTTGTTTTTTCTTTGGCATTACTGCTCCTTGAAATATTGATCCAATTCCTCTAATTCTACTGTGGTGTCTTCCCAGTTGTCTTCACTGCCATAGTCACCACGAGTTGCCCGTAAGCGTTCTTCATTCCTAAACTCTGGCTCAATGGCCCACCATGCTGCGGATGCCTCTTTGTATTCAATCCAATCATCATTGATCACAAACAACGGATGGTTTAGTCCCGTAATGTGTACGCTATCAATGTACTCTCGATGCGGGATATACTTTAATCGATAGTTTTCCGATGTCTTAACCAGTTTAACCTTATCCCTTGCCCGAATGAACCGTTGGTACGCTTTTAGTTGTTCTGCGGTGAGTTGCATCTGTCTTCCTTAAATGTTTTTCTAATGTTTTACCATAAGCAACGATAAAATTGGTGAAGTCCAACACCTTTTCCCCGTTCTTATCCTGGACGACTAGCCTTCTGTGTTCTGCCGGTACTTGTTCGATTAGATCTAAATAGAATTTCTTATTCATCTTCTTCTTTCAAATTGTCATTGCTAAACGACTCCATACTAATGGGTTCTTTGTTTAGCACTGAGTTGATATAAGTCACCCGCTCTGGTGTGCTATCCAAATAGTCAGCCAGTTCGTTGGTTGTTGGTTTGCGACCAAGCTCTTGGGTCAGTATGCGTTCAGCGTATTTGTTTTTACGAATCTCTTCAGTAATGTTTACTGGCAAACGGATGATGTTTTTAGTGTTAGCGACTGCTCGATTGACTTCGGTAATGATCACCTTCTTGGCATACGATGCAAACCGAATCTTACCCATGGGTTGCCACTTTCGGGCCGCAAGGATCAGAGCTTCATTACCAAACCCCAGCATGTCCTCCATGTCCACCGATGAATGAGTCCAATGGGGCATCGATTTGATCACTGTCACCACGAACCGTAAGTTATGGGTAACAAGTTTTTCCAATGCCTCTTCATCTCCTTGTGCTATTCTCTGTGCCAGTTGTGCCTCAATATCCCTACTGAGAGTAGGGATATTATAAAGGGTTCTAAGGTAGTCAGATAGGGCATTCTTTTTGTTTCTCAAAATGGTGCATCTCCACACAAGGCATGGGCTTGTTTAAATAGCTGGGATGGTGTTGGTTGTTTGGGTTTAGGTAAGACTTTTAGTGTGCAGCCCGTACGCAGAAATGGTTCACACTCAATGCGACTAGCCAGTTTGCGTAACAATTCACCATCTTGGTAGATCAGATAACGGAGCATCGTTTCACCATGAATGAACGAGTTGGTTTTAGATTTGGGTATTGTAACCGAAATTTCAATAAATTATAACGACCCAGGATTTGATTGCGTTTACTGCGGTGTATATTGCGGTGTTCTTGTAGTTTATGGTGCCGGAATACTCTTGGCTTTTTGTATCGCTTAAATATCGGTTTACCAATCCGATGAGATTGGTAAAGCCGATTAAAGAAAGTTCGTTTAGCGGTTCTCAATCACGACCTCGAATGAATCTAATTTCATCGATCTGATTGTACCACTTTGCGTTACAAAAATCACATTGTTGCCTTCAAGATACCAACACGCAAATGCCACATCTTTATTGCGCGAGAATGCATAAGCGGATTTCCATTTGGGATTACTGGGACACGCCTTTTGTGAGAGGACAGTATGCCCACCAATTTGATTGGGGGCAACGGCATACATCTCTGCTTGGGCCGCACCAGTGACTAACAATAAAGCAAACAATAGTTTTCTCATGAGTTAGTCCAAAAAATGGTTGTAAGCAATGACATACCAGTATTCTTTGACTTGCTTTTTCTGTTCTTCGGTTGCCTTACTGGGATCGTCAATCTCTTCGGGCAATTCCAGTTGCACACAAGCCTCACACCAATTACGAATCTCAAAGGGATCATATTGCTCACCCTTACGCATGGATTCCAAGGCATCCCAATGTGCCTTCTCATCCCGTTCTGCTTGGTTGTAATCGTAATCATCGTAGCCCGACATCAGCCATTTATCATACCCATTCATGCGACTCATAGTATTCCCTCCGAAACAAAATATACATAAATACAATACACGATTAATGCAATGATTGGGCCAAGCCATAGCATGTGTCCAATAAAACTCTTGGCATCGTCCCATTCAGTTCTGCCACGAGAGATTGAGATTGCATAGTCCGCATCTCTAAATGCCTCACTCGCTGATCGGCATGTACGACCCACAAATTGGTGTAGGTTTAATTCACGATTAGTTTGTCGTGTCATTTTGGTTTTCTCCTATAAAGTTCACGAATAAATCCATCAAAATCATCTTCCCAGGCGGTCATGTTGCCCTCCGAATGGTGTAGTTGTTTAGTATTTTGGTGTAACCATGCTCCCATTCTGATTCTAAATCTTTCATGGTATAGCGTTTGCCACCATCGTTTATGATCTCCAATACTTGCTTGGGATCTAACAATACTTCTTGTTTGCTTACCCAATCGACCACTAAAAATTTACGCATTTGCATCCTCCGCAATGGTGTTTAAGAATTTGTACCCTTGGGCAAACCCATTCACAAACATCTCACGATCTTGATCTGAGAATGGACTATCACCATTGGGATATTGTTTCTTTTCCCAGTTATAAAACACTTGATCACCTAAATCAAATAACTTATCCATTAATGACATTTTGTTCCTCCGCAATATCTCGGTTGTACATGAATTCAATTTCTGAATCGGGATATTGTTTATATCCACCTTCTAGAAAAAATTTAACTGAATCATCAATCCATTCGGGATGATCAATCAGAAATTCAAGTTCTTTTTTGGTTAACTGCTTTACCATTTCATTGATCGTCATGATGTTTGCTCCAAATGTAGTTTGATTGTTACAGGGCATTGAATTTCATTCTCATCAAGCCACAAATATAAATCGGTTGCTTTTGGAAAATGAATTTCACCGTTAAAAGGGTTGTGCAGCTTTACTGGTTTGTACCCTTTGCCTTCGAGGTAACCTTCAATACGGGCATAGATTTCTTTTAACTGGAAGTTTTCCAGCATAGTAAAACAATCATCGCTTACATGATCGCCCATCGATCCATCCGACTCAAGGTGATAGATTCCCAAATCAAAATCCTCACCATCCTTCGGGGCCTTGGTGTAATCGTTATTGATTAGCACACCCACACCAAACTGTGGATATTTGAGATAGTAATGCTCACACCCACCACCCGTACTGATCTCTTCCATATTGGGATTGTTGACTGTGCCACAATGTACGCACTTACCCGCCATGTGCCAAGTATCGTGCATACATTTCACACATGTATACATTTTCTTATTCATTTGATTCCTCCAATTTAGCCGACTCGATAAACTGCTTACAACACCGTATTAATATTTCTTCTGCATCTTTATAGTGTATTTTACCTTCATCCCACTGCTCATGGATGTCATTTACAGAAGAATGCAAATCATCAATGGTATATAAAATCATGGATGGATTACTCCTTCTTCAATGAGTTGATTTAATGCACGACCAAACCAGCCTTGTAATTGGTAACCCAGGCGAGTGTCGTGCAAATGTTGCCATGCTTGAACGACTTGTTCTTCTGATTCTGCTTGAATAAATCCTTCTGCAATTCCTACTGCATCATAATTAGTCATGATAATTTCTCCGTTAATTTACCTTCATTAAACATTGCTTTTGCAAAACCAATTGTGTCATTGTTAATTGGAAAATCATAGCTTTCTGCATGATGTTGAATCACATCTGTAGGGCATTCTTCTTCTGTAGGGAAATTGTCACCCCACATCTCGCCCCATGGTTTGTCATGGGTTTTTTCTACCCAGTGATCACAAACACCGATTTCCATGGTACGCATTACCATGGCATTCATACAATCCATAGCAAGGTAACCAAGGTTATTTAATTCATTACGCACATCGATCACATTCTTATGTGGATTGTTAACGATATGTTCTTTAATGTATTGATCATCTACTTCAAATACCATTTTGATTTTCATTTGATTCTCCTAATTGACATATTATCAAAACTATCTTGTTGATCTACTTCTAAACGATTAAATACATCGGTGATTGACTCACCAAACATCTCCACAAAACTACCCTCGAATACATTAGTAACCTTGTATTGATGCCAAAATGAATCCATTGTATGAATCTCTACAATCCCACCGTCCCACATACACAAAAACAGTTTTTCAGTTTCACTATTTAAATTAATTGGATATTGCATTTGGTATTACCTCCATGTTTGCCGATATTACGCTCATAGCATTGGTACGAAAACAATTTTGCAGAATTGCCCATTCGATTGGCATATCACGCAATTTTTCAAGATACTCATCTGATACAGTTAAATCAAATTGCGTAGTGATACGCACGATATTAGTTTTCTTTTTTGGCATATTGCCCTCCTGTAAACTTGTGATCAATGTTGATCCAGTAATGCACTCATAGAATGCACTACTAAGCAACATTAAATCAATAGGTATTTACCCTCACCAAACATTTTGTTTAATTGTTTTGTTGCCAATTCCATATCCTGAGTTTTGATTGTACGGAATGAATTATCGCTATCGGTCAATAGTCTAAATAGAATCCCCTTTTTGCGATGCTTGGACATTTCGTATTCTTCCACCAGTAATGCAATGGCAGTATCCGTATCGTGATCAAAAAATTCTGTACCATTGATCTCGCCAAATTCTGATTTCCATTGCCCTAGTGATTTAACATACTCACCCCAAACAATGGCAGACGGTGACTCATCCCACCCGTATTGACCACCCATATATTTAAGATCGTAGAATTTCATATCGGTGCATCCACCATTGCCATCGTTATGCACCCATGCGAATTTTTTACCATCGAGATAGAGATTAAATTGATAACCACCACCATCATCGGTTTGCCATGATTTAAATGATTTGATTTGAAATTTCATTTTTGATTCTCCTTTGTGTAATCCCATTCGGGCATATTGATAAAATCTTGCAAGGTTTTACCCTTGATAAATTGCTTTACTTCGTTTTTGGTTTTGAATAAACCTAACATCTTAGGATTTAATTGGTTTTCATCCATCATACGATCAAGACTAATAAAAAACCGTTTATATACTTCACCATCTCTATTACGATCATATACACCACTACGATTTGGATTTTTGTAATCGCAATGGACTACCAAATAGTCTTGATTACCCAAATCTTTAGCAATACTGGGACATTCATCATTCTTATATGAATGATCCTCAAACCCATCGATTTTGGGTAGGGTATCATCATAATCGGGGAATGCATAGTTTACTAATGGCATATCTTTATATTCATTTTGCATTTTTAACACCTCCATTTAATTACTACTACCTTAATTTTCGTGGTTTATCAAATAATTTAATACTAGGACTTTCCCTACCCTATTGCAGCCTGGAATTGATAGAATTTAACTAAATCGATTTAAAACGGGTTAAAACGAGCATAGAGGCGTTTTTAGTCGAGTTGATAGAGATGCATTGGGAGCGTTGTGATCGTTCAATATGGATCGATCTGATCGTTAGGGTTTACCCTTACCTGATTGCCTAAAAAATAGGCATTTTTGTCGTGTCAATAGGGGTTTACCCTAATGCCAGGCCTACATGGTGGATTGTTGATTGTCAATAAGGATTTACCCTAATTGGGTTGGATCATACCCAAATTGGGTATAAAAAAACCCTAGTAAAAACTAGGGTTATTGTAGGGGTTGACTAAATTAGTGTTTTAGTAATTCTTTTAATTCTGCTTTAAGTATTTTGGCATCGTTGCCCCTAAAAGTACTGGCATTGGCTAAAAAATACATAATGACTGATTTGGCATCATCATAGATATATTTGTCGTTTATGTTATCCAAATATTCCATGGCATCCAAATAAGGCTTTGCCCCAAAATAGGGGTTTTTCCAAACCCGTTTAATATCCCGTGCAATACTCGAAATTGATCTAGTCATTTTCATATTCTCCTATGGTTGATTAATATTTCTTTACCATTTCTACAATGGTATCAATGCCATTGTGTTTATAGCACAATAGACAATCCTTACATTTTTGACCCGTACAATTTTGTTGATCCACAAATTGATCCATTGCGACATTATTAAAAGTCTTATCAAAATGCTTTGGGGGTTTGCTAAGAATCTTACCAATTTTTGGATTACTGTAAATCAAGATAAGATTTGAAGGTTTTGCATTGGTTGCAAAATATTCTTGAATCATGCCATTCTGTTTAGTCCATAGTGCAAAATTACAATGTGGATTTTTGATTGCAATGTTAACCAAATTGGCTAAATGATTTGTATTGATCAATTCCCCATGTGCATTGAATCTAAAAAATGCCTCTAAAATTACTGGCAATTGATCCACTGGCAATATCTCACTGGCTAATAATTGAGAGTTACGCTCTAGTGCTGGTTGCATATTCTTACGATAACTATTGAGCATCGTATGGGAATAACATTTTGTACAAATATTATCAGCATTACCACAATTGAATTGCTTAATACAATATGGATTTGTAACTGTATTACTAGATATTGCTTTGAATCCTTCTAGCTTTCCAGTCATCTTACTAATGTGAATGGTTGATACTTGCATAATTTAACCTCCAGTTAATAGGCATAATTGCCCTATTGAATAAAATAATGGTTTTTTGTGCATATTAGTATTAGGACAAACCCTAATAAAATAATGCATTGGTTGATTGTCAAAACTGGATCAAATTAGCAGACCAATTTGGATGCCCCTCGCACACGCTTAGAGGCATTTTGTCAATTTGTGACACCTTACCCTTAACTCAATTGTGATCGTGTCACTATGAGCGTTTTAACAAGCACCACATTGGTGCAGATTAGCACCGTCCTGGTGCAGCTCAATTTGTCAATTAGGACTTTCCCTAATAGGGTTTACCCTTAGGCCCCGGTTAGTGAGTACTTACTAACTTAGCTCATTGTGCAATGCACCAATTTACCATGCACCAAGTTGGTGCAGCCTGGTTGTGAGTGAGTGCTTACTTACCGGATTGTTGCAATGCAACAAGTTAGTAGTTACTAACCTGGGCAATGTGAGTGAGTGCTTACTAACCTGGGTTGTTGCAGTGCAGCAAGTTAGTGAGTGCTTACTTAGGCCGTGCACCAAGTTGGTGCATTGTCAGGTTAGTGAGTGCTAACTAACTTAGGGGGGCATTTTGTTGCGCCGCACCAACCCTTTTTGACTCCCTGACAGCCGGGCGCGGGAGACTCTAACCAAACTCAAGCTCTTGCAAATTTCCTTGATATTTTTTATTTTTTCATAATGCGGAATAGACTTGTATAGAATTAGGCTTAAACGAGAATCATTCTTATTTAGAAAAGTTGTAAGTTATTGATTTACCTAGTAGTTGTATAGAACTATCCATAGAATGTATAGATTTAAGAAAATTAAGTGCTTGATTTATAAAGATAAAAAAAAATTGCTGCACTGCATCCTGGATACTGTGGATAGTTCTATACAACTTTTTGTCGCTCTAAGTGCTTGATTGGAAAGAATAAAAAATTTGAAAGACAGGGTATCCATAGTATCCACAGTATTTCTCTATTATTTCTCTTTAAAAAAAAGAATAATACTACTAGGGGGTATAAGTGAAAAATACTGTGGATACTATGGATACTATGGATTGAAGTTCTATACATTGGAATAAAATCAAAGACTTGGAAAAAGTGATATCATTGGAAAACACTGTTTTTCGTACCCTGTCTTCTGTGGATACTATGGATTGGGGCGGAGGTTGTATAGAATTTGCATAAGTAGATGTATGAAGAGACTAAACCCACTTACCAAATCCCCCTACCGTTGTGGCGATCAGAACGGTGGAATGTTCTTTTACAACTACCGCACGGATGTCCTATCCAACGGATTCCGTGGCGAACGTTGGCTCAGTCCGATTGCGTTTGAAAAAGCGCTCAAACGGGACAGACTTGCCAAACTGAAAAAACGGCGGCAAGCAGGTAAGCTGCGACGTAGGTCAAAGTATGACGACTAAGTACTATGTGTACCAGATCAAAGGCCTATTAGAGCGTGCGGATAAAAGTATCGGAGGGTTAGTCGTGTTATTGTGCACACCCCATGCATTCGAAGAGGTCAATGTACCAGGTGATATTTTTGATAAAGAGACTCTGGCGTTCTTGAGGTATCGGATTGCGGTGAATGACTTTTTGGATGTCAACAAACTGCCATGGGAAGCGCTCAAGAAAATCCGAGAGCCATTGAACAAATACCTCGATGATTGGGTAGCAAGTGGCAATATCAAGTAACACCCCCGTGCCCGTGCTCGATGGTTGGACTTTAGCAAAGAACCTATCCAAAGGCGATTGGGTTTTTTCTAAGGAAGGTCTACCCATCCAGATCAAGAGCGTGCAAACCTACACCCCGCCCGAGATGTTTAGCGTGGGGTTGTCCGATGGCGTGTATGTGGATGTGGATCGTCACACCAAGTTTCCCATCCAAACCCTTTTTGATCGGCAAACAGAGAGCCGTTACACTGGCAAGTACAAGCGGTGGGCAAAACAGAAGTACGCCAGCCCCACCGAAATGCTCGAGCGTGGATTAACTGGTGGGTATGATCAAGCGTTTTATTCAATTCGCACCACCCGTCCGATCCACTTTCCGTTTGAAGACCACCCCGTACCGCCCTTTATCGTGGGGATGTGGATGGCACGAACCAATCCCAACAACCGTTACATGTTACGGTCTAACATGATCGAGTATGTGCAAAAGGAAATCCGCAAGACGGGGTGGAGTTTTAAGATGCACCCCCGTAATGTCTTGGAAGTGCGCCCCTCGATTCGCACATCCTTCCTCACCCGTTACCCAACCGTGCCAGCAAAACTGCCGATTGAGTACACTTTTGGGTCGATTGAGCAGAGAATCGACCTTTTGCGTGGTTTGATCGCTACAAAACCAGGTTGTTACAACAAAAAACTCGATAAGTTCTTGATTTTTGGTCGAAATTTGAATTTTTTAATCACGATTCAAGGAATTTGTGAGTCGTTGGGCATGAAAACGCAAGTTTTTGACAACAAAACCTCACTGACACACCAGTTGGCATTCAAAACGGACATCAAACTGCACCCCGAGCAACCAGATACCAAGATTTCCAAGCATTTTGATCGTCGGATTGTCAAAAACATCGAAAAGATCGACCCTAAACCCAGTATTCACATCGTTACTGACGAACCATTTGTCGTAGGACAAGGATTTTTACCCATATGGCACTAACCAAAGGACAAGAAAAGCTCTTAGCGAGCTTTGCGTTGAAAAATAAGCACTGGCCCAAGGATCAGTTGGAATTAGCCCTATGGCGGGTGCGTTGGGAGCTCCAAGCACTCGACCATCAGCGTGAACCCGAGGATGGCGAGTACGATACCATGCTCATGTTAGCCGGTCGTGGTGCGGGTAAGACCTACACCGCAGCCAATTGGATCGGATTGCGAGCGGCACTCTACAACGGCACTCGTTGGTTAGTCACAGCCCCGACATCAAACGACATTCGCGCGACTTGCTTTGAGGGTGATTCGGGATTATTGAACATCATCCCGCCCGTGTTGATTGAAACCTACAACAAATCGCTTTTTGAGATCCACCTTAAAAACGGCTCGATCATCCAAGGCATTCCTGGTTCTGAACCCGAGCGTTATCGTGGTAAGCAGTTCCATGGAGCGTGGTTTGACGAGTTAGCCGCGTTTGACTACATTGATGACGCTTGGGATCAAGCACAGTTCACCTTGCGTTTGCGTGACCCTCGGATTGCACGGGTTCAGCAGATTGTTACCACCACCCCAAAGCCTCGTGAGTTGATTGTTGACCTCAACGACGGCAAGGTAGGGGGTGATGTGTTTGTAATCAACGCCTCGTCCTATGACAACCGTTCAAACCTCTCTGCATCGTTCTTCAAAGCCTTGGAAACGTATGAAGGCACGGATCTGGGTAAGCAAGAGATCTACGGTGCGATCCTTGACCCCGAAGATGCGGGTATTGTCAAGCGTAAGTGGTTTAAGATGTGGCCAGCAAAGAAACCCACGCCCGTCTTGGAATATGTGATCGCTTCATACGACCCAGCAACCTCTGAGAAAACCATGAACGACCCCACCGCATGCGAAGTGTGGGGTGTGTTTGAGGACACCGACAAAGGGACATGCGTGATCCTTTTGGATGCATGGGATAACCACATGTCCTACCCCGAGTTGCGCCGTCGCATCATCAACGACTACAAAGAGGTGGTGTACGGTGCGGACAACGACTTTGGTAAAGGACGAAAAGCGGATCTCATCTTGATCGAGGACAAGTCAGCGGGTATCTCGCTAATCCAAGAGCTTCAACAGTCTGGGATTCCCGTACGAGGCTACAACCCTGGTAAAGCGGACAAGGTGCAACGTTTGAACATCGTGGCACCGCTCATTGCCAAAGGCAAGGTGTATGTCCCCGAGAACCCAGAGATTCCCAATGAGTTTGCAGACTGGGCAAAACGGTTTATACGGCAAGTCTGTTCGTTCCCAGAGTCGGGTGGGCATGATGACTATGTGGACTCCCTCTCCCAAGCCCTACGAGTCTTGCGTGACTCGGGTTGGATTGCTCTTGACCCCTTACCCCACCGAGATTACGACTACGCTGACGATGAGATGCGTAAGAAACGCTACAATCCGTATGCCGTGTAGGGCGGAAAGGTAAGCCTTTTTGCATAAGTAGTTATAGAAGTCTTATCTAAACTTTTATACTCATGCTCCCATCCCCCATCAAAACCCCCGAAGAGATGTTGTTTGAATCGGCTGGCATTCCTCACATGCAAGCGGGTGGGCAGCCACCACAACCAGCACAGACGGGTTTACAAGCATTGTTGGGTGGGTCAAACCCTTCATTCATTCGAGATTTAGAACCACAAACACCCGTGGAGTTTTTTCGTCACAATCCAAAGAATCGGTTTGGGGCAAAAGACAAACTAGAAACTAGACCGAGTGCGGTTGACAAAGATACGATGACAGACTTCATCCGTGCGATGCGTGCGGGTGAAAAATATGGTGTACCACAACTTCCGCCCGAGTACTTGGCATCGATGCTGATGAAAGAAACTCGCAGCGACTTCGGTTATAATGAATTCAACAAAAATAACCCAAGAGCTCGTATGATTGCGGAAATGTTAATGAAAGAAGGATTTGATCCCGCAGCCGCTGGTTTCGGTGCGGCGATCTTCGATAAGATGCAAGTATCCCAGCGATTAAAAGTTCCATTTGCACAAGCGTGGAATGGCATGGGTGTGAATCGGCAAGGACAAACGGGTGCACAGTACGCCCAAGGAATTTCAAGTGGTTTTGAGGCAGTAATGAATCCACGCAACCAACCGATGTTGAGTGCGGTACGAGAGGCATACAATTACCAACCACAAACAGCACAAACACAACCGCAAGGTATTTCTGCGGAAGGATTAGCAAACGCCATGCCACAATTTAATGTGGGTGGCTCAACAACACCTTTTTATGACATGAGCAAAATGGTCATACAAAAACATTTATCTGGAAAATAATTAATGGCTAACCCAATTCTTCCAATTCAAGCAGGAGTAAGTCTTGAATCACTTGATCGAGATCGTGACATTGAACAAACACAAATGTCCGAACAAGAAATTGAGCAATTAGAAGAGGCTCTTGGTTTAGAAGATTCCGGCGAATTAGACGAAGAAGTGATTGAACTGGATGACGGTTCAGTCATCATTAACTACACTGCAACTGAAGGTCCAATGAAGAATCCCGAGTTCTATGCGAACTTGGCAGAAGAAATGGACGAAGGTACGTTGCAAGGACTAGCAACTGAATTTTTAGATCTAATTGAAGTTGACCGTGAGTCAAGAAAAGAAAGGGATAAGCAGTATGAAGATGGATTGCGTAGAACGGGGCTTGGAAAAGATGCGCCAGGAGGGGCGACGTTTGACGGTGCTTCCAAAGTGGTTCACCCAGTTATGGCAGAAAGTTGCGTTGACTTCGCGGCTTCGTCGGCTCGTGAATTACTTCCGCCAGAAGGTATTGTAAAATCGCACATTCGTGGCGAGGCAGATCGGGTTCGATTAGAAACCGCAGAACGCAAAGCAAACTTCCTTAACTGGCAGTTAACCGAGCAAGTACAAGAATACCGTGATGAGATGGAGCAACTGCTCACTCAGTTACCGTTAGGCGGATCACAGTATTTGAAGTGGCGTTATGACTATGAACAAAAACGCCCAACCACCGAGTGGATTCCAATCGACAACATTCTGTTGCCGTATGCAACCACTAACTTCTACACTTCCGCTCGTGTTACGGAAGTGCAAGACATTACTGAAGATGTGTTTAAGCAACGAGTGGATCAAGGCATCTACCGTGACATAGACACCACCTACATTAGCGAGATTGAGTCTGATCAAATGACTCAATCACAAAAAGCCAACAACAAAATCGAAGGCAAACAAGAGCCGACTAAAAATGTTGATGGTGTTCGGCGAGTTTACGAAATCACATGTTTCTTACGCTTAGATGATGATGCAGAAACCGAAGGTAAACGTGCCCCTTACATTTTAACAATTGACGACTCTACCAGCAAGGTATTGTCACTTTATAGAAACTGGTGTTATGGCGACGAGAAACTGGAAAAACTGGATTGGTATGTTGAGTTTAAGTTCATTCCTTGGCGGGGTGCTTATGCTATTGGCCTTCCACATCTCATTGGTGGCCTTTCTGCTGCTCTTACCGGCGCTCTACGTGCTTTGCTTGACGCTGCTCATATTAACAATAGCCAAACAATGCTCAAGCTCAAGGGCGGACGCATTAGTGGGCAAAGCGACAGGATTGAACCGACGCAGGTTCTAGAAATTGAAGGTGCACCAGGAGTTGACGATGTACGCAAGTTGGCAATGCCCTTGCCGTTCAATCAACCCTCTAATGTTTTATTCCAACTGCTTGGTTGGTTAACTGATGCAGCAAAAGGCGTAGTTACAACATCCGAAGAGAAGATTCGTGATGTTAACTCCAACGCTCCAGTAGGCACAACCCAAGCACTGATCGAGCAAGGTGCAAAAGTATTCTCCAGCATCCATGCACGTCTGCATCGTTCACAAGCCAAATCGTTAGCGATCCTCTCCCGTATCAATCACTGGTACTTGGAGGAAATGAGCAACGAATCTGGCGAAGAAATTGAGATTCGTGACTTTGCGTACAACAACGACATTCGTCCCGTATCCGACCCCAACATTTTCTCGGAAACTCAGCGTTTGGCACAAGCCCAAGCCATCTTGCAGTTGGCTCAAGGCGCACCCCAGATGTACAACATGCGTGAGGTTCACCTACGCATCCTACGCCAGCTAAAAGTGCCGAACATTAACGACATATTGCCCAATCCAGACGGCATTAAAGAGGCGAACCCAGCACTTGAGAACGTCTCGATGACGATGGGCAGACCCGCAGCGGCATACCCCGATCAAGATCATTTGGCACACATCAAGGTGCATTTAACCTTTGCCATGGATCCGAATTATGGATCAAGCCCAATTATCGGCCCACAATTTACACCCCATTTATTGGAACACCTCAAACAACACATTACGCTGCATTATTTGCAAACCATGCGTAATTATGTCAGCCAAGCAGCCGATGGTAAGGACATCTTCAAACTCAACGAAGAGCGACCCTTGGATAAAACCAGCGAACAAGCTCTGGCAATTGCTTGTCAAATGGTGTCGATGGATGGTAATGTTGAATTCCAACCAATCCAGCCCGTCATCCAGCAGTTGGTACAGAAAGTACAACAAGCCCAGCAAGCACAACGCCAGCAAATGGCTGAGTCTGACCCAACCGCTCAAGTGTTGATGAAAACACAAATGGCGGAAACACAACGCAAAGCAGAAGAGGCTAAAGTTAAAGCCCAGATGGATGTCCAAAAACAAGAGCAAGACTTTGACATTAAGATCGTTGAGTTGCAACAAAAAGTTGACGAACTCATGGCGAAGTACAACACCCAAAGCCAAATCGATAGCCAAAAGAACGCTAAAGACATCGCCTTGGCAAATATCAATAACGCAGCTAAAGAACGGGTGGCAATGATTACAACTGGTGCTCAATTAGATCAACAGCAACGCCAGATGGAGTTTGAACAAAACCAAACGGCAATCCAAGCTACCCAAACGGCTGAAGAAGAGATTCTAAAGCATGGTATTGCGATTGAGCAACAAGCATTTCAACAACAAGCTGAAGCAGTAAAACAGCAATTACAAAATCAACAACCCCCAACAGGAGCAACAAATGTCTGATCAAAATTTAAAAGGGTTTCGCCAAATCTATCAAGAGACTGGCAAAATCACTAGTGGTGGCGGCCCAGGCGACACCAACATCGATGCTGGCCCATCTGGTTCACATCGTGACAACAATTGGAAGATTGGTGCCAAACAAGGCAACCTAAAGAACGCTAAAGCAATCGGTCCAGGTAAAAACCTCAAGGACATCAAAGGCGGTAATTTTTATTAATTGGGGCGGAAATTTTAGTCTTTTTGCATAAGTAGTAATATGAAGGACTTAATTTCCGAACTAATCGAGCGTTTGCAAAACGCTGACAAAAATATAACCGAGGCACTGGCCTCTGGTTCCAACATCCATAACTTTGATGACTATCAAAGAATTTTGGGTAATCGTGAGGGCATAAAACAAGCCCAAGCGATTTTAGACAACCTCTTACGAGAGGATTCCGAAAACGACGAATAGAAGCCGTAGGGCTTTAAGGAGGCATGCCGTATGGCACTCGATGTAAATCAAAAAGAAGAGCCAGATCTTCGAACTGAGGAAGAATGTTTTCCAAAGATCGATCCTGGTATTGAAGTGGCAGGTGACCGAGTTCTCGTGCAATTACGACGGGAAAAAGTAACCAGCAAAGGTGGAATCATTCTGGTTGATGAAACCAGACAAACATTGCGGTTTAACGAAACCGTTGCCAAAGTAATACAGATTGGTCCATTAGCATACAGAAGTCCCGATAACCTTGAGCCTTGGATTGAAGGTCCTTGGTGTAAAGAAGGTGACTTGGTACGGACAATCAAATACGGCGGTGATCGATTCGTAGTAAATCCCGATGACGGCGGTGCTCCCGTGGTGTTTATCACCATACAAGCACGTGAAATCATTTCTCGCATCAAGTCGTTTGAATATGCGCAGAAAATGAAAGCCTTTGTAGACTAATTTTGAAAGAAAATTATGGCAGAAAATAATATCCCAGTTAAAGAACTGGACGACGGCAGTGCAAAAGTAGCTTTAGAGTTAGAACAAGATCCTTTCAAAAATGATGAGGATACCACTAAAGCCGAAGAAGAAACTGAACAAACTGAAGATGTTTCCGAAGAAGAAGACTCAGAAGAAACCGAACAGTATGCAGAAGGCGGAGAAGTAGACGAAACCGACGAAGATCGGGAAGCAATTCGTCAAGCGCGGCGTGAAGAGCGTAGGCTAAAGAAAGAACTAGCCAAACAGCGCGAATATACCGCTAAAAACAAGATTACTGCACTTGAGCGCCGTAATGCGGAGTTAGCAGAGCGGTTAGCAAAGTTAGAAAGCACCACAGCTTCCTATCAATTTGCTCAAGTGGACAAGGCGATTGAAGACGAGGCAACTCGTGTTGAATACGCTAAAATGAAATTAGTGCAAGCGGCACAAGCAAATGATGCCAACGCACAAGTAGAGTATTTAGAGCAACTTCAAGATGCTAAAACCAAGTTGGCACAGATTCAAGCCTACAAAAAGCAACAACTTGAAGAAGCCAAACGACCAAAGCAAAATGTACCGAATGAGATTTCTACTGAGGTACAACGACATGCTACTGGTTGGTTAAAAAAGAATACTTGGTATGATCCTCAAGCAAGAGACACTGATAGTCGTATTGCAAAGATTATTGACCAAGATTTAGCGGCAGAAGGTTGGGATCCAGCAGACCCAGAGTATTGGGATGAATTGGATAATCGACTTGCTGCTCGTTTGCCTCATCGATATTCGGCAAAAGGTGCGAATAGTGTAAGGCGTGTATCTCCCACAGCTTCTAGTAGGACGGCAAATCCCTCTGGAAAAACAGGAAATACAATTACACTCAGCAAAGAACGTGTGCAAGCCATTAAAGACGCTGGTGCTTGGGATGACCCAGCAAAGCGTAGTAAAATGATCAAAGCATACGCAGAATTCGATAAACAAAATCGTCAAGGATAATCAAAATGGCAAACGCAAGAATTAAACGTGATATAGATGAACGTCTGGCAGATCGTGTTCAAGAAACAAAAGATCGTATTGCAACAGCAGGCGAAAAAGATTTAAATAGGGAGCGTATTGAGGCGTTCCGTGATAAATGGCAAAACAATGCTTTGCCAGACATTCCAGATGGCTTAGTCCCTGGATTCCATTTGTGTTGGTTATCCACCACAAATAATTATGACAGTATCGACAAACGTATGGCGTTGGGTTATGAGCCAGTGAAAGCCGCAGAATTAGGAAAAGGCTTTGAGGGACTAGGCAAGATGAGCTCGGGCAAGTTTGAAGGCTGTGTTAGTTGTAACGAGATGGTTCTCTTCAAGTTACCAGAAGAAATCTATCAAGAAGTGATGCGCATGATGCACTTGGAAGATCCCTTGGAGCATCAACGAAATATTACTGCGAACGTCCGTAGCACTGCTAAAGACGGTCAAGGTGGTAGATCAATTCTTGAAGGTGGAGTTTTGGAAATGGAAAAAGAGGCCGCAAAAGCGAATAGTAATATTCGTTTTCAATAACATTCTTCAAAAATAACAAAGGAAACATAAATGGCAACAACATTTAAACCCTTTGGTCTGAAGCCTGCATACCATCCAAGTGGTTTGGATCGTGCTACCGCATTTGTTGGTACGAACTCTTTCCAAGCTGCTACTGATAATACATACAATGCTCCCTACTCTTTGAGTGCAGGTCAAGCATTTTATCAATATCAGCCTGTTGGTCTAAATGCCTCAAACCAATTGACTATTGCCGCTACTTCCGCAACTGGCGGTTCCGCTGGTACGGTGTACGGTGTATTTGATGGCGTGGAGTTTACCGACTCCCAAGGTCGTCGTTCTGTAGCTAAGTGGGCATCTAAGACTCAATTAGATTCTTACACTCAGATCATTTTCTGGCTCTGGACAGACCCAGCAATGGTTTACGAAGCTCAGATCAACGGTTCTGCTGACGCTAGTTCTATCGGCGCACAGTATGACTTTAGCGGCGCAACTGGTTACACTACTGCTGATGGTATCTCCATTGGTAACGGTGGCGCTGGATTCTCAACATGCGCACTAGCGGCTTCCGCTGTAGCTACCACAGTACAAGGTCAAGTCCGTGTAGTTGGTCTAGGACGTGAAGTAGCATACCCACCCGGTGAAACAAACGCTTGGGGTGATACCTACACGATTGTTCAAGTACAGATCGCTAACAACACGTTTGTAGCGCCCAAGGCTTCGGTCTAACATTTAACGAAAGGAACTAGCAAATGGCAACCCCAATGCGCAGTACAGACTTTC